ATTCCGCTGCTGCTGTTGCCTGCGGTAGAACTGCATCGATCCGCTAGCAGCGGCGTCGATAGGTGTGGCAGTAGGCTGAGGAGGCGCTGGCGGAGGAGGAGGGGTTATATTGCCGCCTCCGAGACCGGGCGGCACCATCAGCATAAGGAGATTACGCAGCATGTTGGGCCTCGCGCTTGGTGAGATATTGGTACAACTGGAACGGCGCCACGGCCCACGATCTGATGCCGAGGACGTGCTTGACCGTGCCGACGCAGGAGTTGGCGAGTAACCAACCCAAAACGCGGTGCCTTGGCCGCTCGTACTCGACGACGATCATGCCGAGGTCGCGGTAATGGCCAGCGAGATCGTAGTCGAGAGGTGCGATGGACGTCGTGACGTACTCCGTCCCCTGCAGATTATGCTCCACCCAAGCGCGACCATTGTCTTCAACGACAGCGCAGAACACATGCCGAAACCCCCGCTTCAGAAGCGGGGATAGAGGATGTAGGTTGTTGTGTTCAAAAACCACCAATGCCCTGCCCATAACAATCCTGCCATAACAGCATATCAAACCTGATATACAACATTCGTCGATTACGCGCTAGTGCTTGCGGCCTTCCAGCACAATGTGGAAAGAAACCAGCCCTGTCAGGTCGTCACGGACCGTCACTCTGAAGCGGTCGCTGTCGCTGATCGTGATCGGCCCTCCGAACTTATCGAACGACAGGCGGCTCAGAAGCGCGACATCCGTGCCGCCTCCTCCATAATCCTTGACGTCCACATCGTAAGCCAACCCTCCCCATCCAGCGTTGTCCTTGACTGGCGCGCCCTCTGTCAGGTCGAGGTACCCCGTCACGCCGTCGCTACTCTCGAAAGCCAGCTGCACGCCGTTGGTGAGCAGAGCTAGGCCACCGAACGTGCTTGGTGCCCAGCCCGTCTTGCCGTCACGCACAGTGACCAGCATGCGGTGGACGCTGTAGAACTCTCCTGCACCGGGCTGCAGCAGGAAGTTGACGGGCGTCGTGCTGCCATCGACGTTCATTTCGTGGCTGCCTGTGCCGTCGCCTGTCGCATCGACGTGCCGGATGAATATCTTGGTGGGGTGGGGCATGGCGCTGTCCTCAGCTGAATGGATCGTATTCTGTGGCGGTGTGGTCGTTGTCGGTGCCGGCGTACCCTGCCCGGCTGTTGCTGGAGACGGGCAGAGCGTAGGTCAGCGCGAGGGCGTCTGCGATGTCAGGTGAATGCAGGCCACGACGCTTCATGTCTTCTTTGCGCTCGAGCTGGATGTCGTTGCGGATATTGTAGCCGTACTCGAGGCCGATCAGGTCAGACTTGAGGTCACTGTCGGCGGGCAGCCTGATGCCATCGACAATGGCCTCGCGCATCCGTGACCACATCTGTGCGCGCATGTTCGCGAAGCCTCTCTGCGTCGCCTTAGCTCCGAAGTTGATCTCGATCACCTCGAAGCCGATCTGCCGCAAGCGGTCCACGACCGGGCCGCCGACGCCGCCGCCATCGACGAAGATCGCGTCTGGCCTCTTATCGTTTGCGATGCGGGCGACCTCACCGACCAGCTGCATGGTGTCCATTTTACTGTAGATGTGGACGCCGGGTGTCTCAGCATCCCGGCCCTGACGCAGGTAGATCACGCTCTTGTCGTCGCCGAACCGCGCTACATCGACGCCCATGACCAGAGGATCGCCGGGTGCGACGTAGACCTCCATCCCCACGCACCGATCAACGTCATCGGTGGCGATGAACTGCAGGCTACCAGCGCTAGGAAACTCGCCCTTGACGCGAACCTTAAAGAAGTCACTCGCCTCGCCGTAAAGGTGTGCCCACTGATCGAATAGCGCCTTGTTGGTCTGCTCGACGTCTCGGCTGTCGATGGTCCGTCTGATGTAATAATCTCGGAACTTGCCGAGCATGTTCTCGTAGAAGCGACCGCTGTTCCGCGTCGGGTTGCCGAAGTCGAAGGTCATCGGCTCGCCGTCCGTCAGGCCGCCCTCACGTACCTCGAAGATCGAGGCAGGGATACCGCTGGCCTCGTCGAAAATATAAAATGGCGTGCTGTTGGCGGCGTGCAGACCTGCGAAGGCCTCGCTGTTTTCCTCGCGGCTGGTGATGCCATCGACGCGCCACATCTCGCGATGTTCGTTGTGATACATCGACAGGCTGCCGCTGCCGGAGTTGAGCGTGTACCAATCTTTTGTCAGGGCCATGTTGTGCCATTTGGCCAGCTCGGACCACGTCTTGGTGCGGAGCTGCTCGCTGGTGTTGGCCGTGACCACACCCTTCGCGAAAGGCCGGGTATCCATAATCCACCGGATCAACCATGACGTGAGTGCGCTCTTGCCGATGCCGTGTCCACTGGCCGTTGAAAATTGGATTGGTGCTACTGGCGTCGATCCGTCGAAGCCACGCTGCTTGACCTGCTCTCCGACGTCAATCAGGAAGTCGCGCTGCCAGTCCTGCGGCCCTGTCCGGTCACGCAGTTGGCCGCTGCCCCAAGGATAACTCAGCATGACGTGGCGCAGAGGATCAGCGTAACAGACTGCGATCTCGTCTGCGACCATCGCTTGTGGACTGGTCATGGATCCATCAGCCATCGAGAGGATCGTACTCGTGGGTCGTCGTATACGCCTCTACGCGGCCCGGTGTCTGGCACACATCAGGAGCCTGTGACTCGCGCACGCCGCACGACGTGCAGATCCGCTCGGACCCCTGCCCAGCCAAAGGTCGGCCCCACCGGTGCTGTCCTGCGCTGCTACTGTAGGGTCCGGTGTTCATCGACCGCCTCGCCTTCGATCAGGTCTCTGGACTCTGCGACACGCTGACGACCTTGCTGCAGACGCTCGATCAGCTCCGCACCGTCGAAAACATTGACGTCGATATTGCCGTTGACAGGCATGAGCTTCGCGACCAGCGCCAAGAAGGCCTTTGGATTCTCCTTGGCCTGCTGGATCAGGTATTTGACGCCGCCAGACCTGTCGAGAGCTTTGCGGACCATGAGCTTGATCTCAAGAGGCTCTTTGTTTTTGCTACCTTTGACGCGGCCCTTACCGGCGTTTGGCGGCATAAATCCCTTCGGCGGTGCCATCAGCTCTGCTTCCGCTTCGCCCGGCGGGCGTCGATTGCGTCAAGCTCCGCCTGCCACGTATCTCGATTGTTGCTGGATGATACATCCCGCGCTCCACCAGCTGGGATGCCAGTCTTGAGCTGGTTTACCAGCACAGACCGTCGCGACTGCCGCTGGATGGTGGGGGCTGGTCCCCACGACGTGGCCTTCGAGGATCCTCCGATACACATTACCAAATCGCCTCTAAGTTGCTAATACTCAGTGCATTATGCACAGGAGATCAGCACTTAGTCAATATACGGTCGTGTCCACCATTGATCTTACGATCAGCATGCCATATGTACTGGGGCTTTCTTATGACGTCTTCCAGCCCCACTCGGCAAGCAGGGCAGCCTCGGCTATGCCGTCGTCAGCTTTATATCGGATGAGGCGTCGTGCAGGATCCCCAAATCTCAGGTGAGCAGCGTCGATGCTAGCCTGCTTGTCGCTCGACAGGCCGAGAGCCTTTTTCCAGACCGACGGCGTGACGTAGACAATCGGCGCTCCTTGCAGCTGCATCAGCGCCTCGATGGCACCGAAGCTGCGGCCAAATTGGAAGCTGCTGCTCACGCCCTGTTTGGGCATGGCGTGTACGCTCTCGATGACGATGAGGCCTAGCCTGCCGCGCAGGAACATCATCACCTCTCCGGCGTCGATGACCTTCTTCTGACGATGCTTGAGGGTGGGCATGCGGATGCCGTTGACCAGCACACCGTCCTCGACGAGAGCAAGGCCGCCGTTCTGGCCGGGATCGACCCCAAGGATCAGCACGGCTGCACCTGCTGCAGGTGCTTCTGGATCCTGTGCATGGCCCGCATCTTGTCGTCATCTGTCAAAGGTGCGTCCTTTTTTCTGACGGTGTGAAGCGCCCACGCCTCGAGTGTCGGACTGTATGACCCTGACCGGTATCCTGCTTGTCGAGATCCAGCCATCATATCGACCCAAACGGCACCCGTCGTCTCTGATCTCCACGCCCGCGTCACACGCAAGTCTTTCCTTGGCCCGAAGCGGATCTTGTCCTCCTCGGTGTAGCCGGGGGC